AATTACAGAAATATTTCTTAACTAAGGATCGCAAGATAGGTTTTGAGATTAAAACATGGGAAGATGGTCATATTACTATCATCTATGAGGGTAAAGGCCATTGCAATATTCTACGCAGATACCGTACTTTCACAAAGAAAGAATGCATTCATATGCCTGAATGGTTATTCCTTTACATTATTATCGGTGACATTAAAGGTATGAAACCTGTTGCAACCCTACCTTTAATCCCTAAATCTTTATTAGGTTGATTTACTGGACACTATAGAAGGAAAGACTAGGTAATCTAGGTTTATAAGGTAGTATAGGTATTTAAGTAAATATAGGAGATATAAATATGTCTATGGTAACTACTCTGGTATTCGTGGCTCAATACTTTCGTGGCTTATCTAATAAGTTTAAGCAGAAGGCTATCTTTGCAATTCAAGAGCGTATAAACAAAATTGAAGAAGAACAAGTAGATGTAGAAGAACATCGTAGTTCTCAAATGATTGACTGCCACAATCGCTACTATGCCGACCGTGATGCGCTGAATGATCGTCAGGAAGAAGAAATGAAAGCTATGTTTCTTCGTCATGAGCAGGAAATGAATAACCTGAAGGCTGACTTTGAAGAGCGCAAGGCATCCATTGCTCTGGTACATCAAGCTGCATCTGACAGCTTGAAGAAGGAAATTGTTATGCTGGAAATTGAGTTAGACAATCTGACCAAATAATTACTGGACACTATAGAACAATAGGACGTGGGTTTGTCAGAGACAGTAAATCCAAGGTGCTCAGTGAGCGTAAAGCCTAAGCACGTCCTATGATTGTAAAGTGTTGAACCTTATTGTGCATCTTGCACAACCCGAATAAATCGGGCTTTCTAGTGAGTACATGCTTGTGCTCAGTACAAAGCTAACTGACAATAGGAGACTAAATAAATGGCACGTGGTGATTTTGATTTTGGTGCTCAGGTTACTAAAGCTGAAGGTAAAGTATTTAAGAACCCTGAAGTCGGTGATCATGAAGCAGTAATCTCTGGCATCATTCATGTTGGTTCCTTCCAAGATATCTTTAAGAAAGGCAATACCACTGAAGTTAAGAAGCCAGCAAACTTTGTGCTTGTTAAGATTGTCCTGATGGGTGACGATGACAAGAACGAAGATGACTCTCGCATGGAACAGTGGATGGCTGTGCCTCTGAAGTCTGGTGACAAGGCAACCCTGACTAAGTTTCTGAATGCAGTTGACCCTAAAGAATTACTTGGTGGCTTCGATGACTTCATCGGGGAATGCCTGACTGCAACTATGGTTGGCTCTGGCGACAAGAATGATGATGGCTCATTCAAGTATGTTAACTGGAAGGGCTTTGGTGGTATGCCGGACAAACTGAAGAAACTTGTAATTGCTCAGGTTGAAGAGGAAGGTCTGTCTATGACAGGTCACATTACCTTCGACAAGCTGACCAAAGAAATCCTTGATGATATTCCAGCTAACTTGGTGCGTCAATACTTCCTGAACGAGACGCCTCGTGGTAAGAACTTGTCTGTTGCTGGCTCTCACGTAGAAACTATCATTAAAGCTGCTCGTGAAGAAGACCCAGAGTGGAAGAAGGCCAAGAAGAAAGAAGGTGAAGATGCCACTCCAGATAATCGTAAATCTCTTGATACTGGCGAGTCTGTTCCACAGGAAGTGCCGGAGGCAGACAATGCCCCTGCGCCGGAAATGGATGAGGACGCGGAATATTAAGGAGGCAGTATGAAAGTACAAATCGTAACCTTGCATTGCAAGAATGGCATCACAACGCTTGGCGGCACAACTTTTCACTCCTTCTCTGAAGGGGAGACATACGCTGACCTGCACTACATCTGGCGCGATGGACAGCACGTGGTGAACTACAGCGACCCAGCTACGGGGAAACGCCACGGCGTATCGCTTCCGGCGCATGACATTGCGCAGGTGAACACAGTTTTATAAAGTCTCACGTGTGAGACAAATCGGTGTCCGGTATTTACTGGACACTATAGAAGAGAAGAATTTTAATCGGCGATAATGCCACAACTAACAAAGGAGAATTTAATATGTTCAAGATTGAAACTATCGTAAACCGTGTTGTTAAAGGTGCTGATCTGGTATCCGTTGAGTCTTTCGTTATCGTCGATGAAGCCAACAAACTGGTAGCTGGCACTAAGGCTTATGATACTCGTGAAGAAGCTCAGGCTAAGATTGATAGCATGGGTAATTTCGCTGCTGGTTTGGAGTTCGCTCGTGCTTGCTTCCCTGAGCAAGCTGACAAAGCACAGATTGGTAAGGCTAACATCGTAGCTGAATATCTGGATTGGATTGCTGCTGGTAAACCAGTGAAAGAAGTTAAAGCTGAAGAAGCTGAAGTAGTAGAAGACGTAGCTGCACCGGAAGTACCGGTAAGCGAAGAAGAAGAGTTTTAATTGATGCCCTGTCTGCCTTAGTGTAGGCAGGGTCTTTTGCGTAATAGTTATTGGAGAATGAATTATGCCGACTATTGGATCTCGTTTAGTAGCAGACTATGTTTATGGTCGTGACTTAAAGTTGGGACAAGATTATTTTAAAGTAATCGTCTTGCTGGATGGAGAAGTGTTTCACACTAAAACATTCACCCGACCTGAGTTATTTGATTTAGGTTATTGGGGTTATACTTATCAGGCCATAGCAGACAAGGTGCTACTCAGTGTATTAGAGGAGTGGCCTACATGCGACCAAACTTCGACTTCGGAGCTACAGTATCGGAAGACAATAATCTCATCCTGTGGCCGACTGAAGGTAATCGAATCGCTTTAATAGATGCTGATATGTTGCCTTATATCGTAGGGTATACAATCAGTGACATGACTTATGTACGAGCCACAACTCGTGTTAAGTCAGGACAAGTCCCATCAATCAAAGATACACCTGAGTGTAAGCAAGCGTGTGACCGTGTGAACTCCTTGCTTAACTCTTGGGTGTATGCAGCAGAGTGTGATGCAGCTAAGTTATTCATGACGAAATCAGAAGCTAACTTCCGTGTTCGCCTAGCGTTCACCAAACCGTATAAGGGTCAACGTAAGACCGAGAAGCCTCCATTCTTCTATGAATTGCGAGAGCATCTCTTAGAGGTTCACGGTGCAATCTTGGCAGATGGAGAAGAGGCAGATGACCTCATGAGCATCGCACAATGGGATAGCCACCGCCGCTTCCAGCAAGATACAGGTAACGAGTTCCCTATCGGTAGTCCAGAGCATAAAGCATTCTCTGATACTTGCATCGTTTCCTTAGATAAGGATTTGATGATTGTCCCCGGTTGGCATCTACAGCCGGGTCAAGAGAAGAAATGGGTGGAGCCCATGGGCTGGCTTGAGTTACGCCGTAAGGCTAATGGTCAAGTCAAAGACCTAAAAGGTGCTGGCCTCATGTTCCATTATGCACAGATGATTATTGGTGATGATATCGATAACTACTCTGGCATACCTGGTCGTGGTGCTAAGTATGCCTATGACCTTCTCAAAGGTTGTAAGACAGAGAAAGATTTGTACATGGCAGTGCTTGGTGCTTACAAGGCTAAGTTTGGACATGGACAAGTTAAGATTAAGAATTACCGAGGTGGTTATCGTATCGGCAAAGCCTTTGACCTGATGCTTGAATGTGGTCGCCTAGCTCACATGGCAAGATTCAAAGGGGATATATGGCGAGCCGATAAGAACCCAATCTTGTGGGGAGATGATGCGGAATGGTTAGCAAATTAAAAGCATCGGAGGTGGCAGCTTATAAGAAGGAACTGCTAGAGAAGCAAGGGTGGAAGTGTCCACTATGCGGCGGTAATCTCAAAGCTGTTGCCCCTAAAAACCGCGTACTTGACCATGACCATGAGACAGGATTCTGCCGTGCTGTTGTGTGCCGAGGTTGTAATGGTGCAGAAGGGTATATTAAAGGTGTTATCTCTGGTTATGGTAAGGCGGGTAATAGCCGTTACTTCCAGCTTCAATGGTTAGAACGACTATATGAATATTGGAAGTTACATAGTACGCCTCAGACAGATAAGTTATATCACAAACATCAAACGGAGGCAGAGAAGCGCGAGGCTAAGAACCGTAAGGCACGCCTTGCTTATGCAAGAAAGAAGGAGGTTAAAGTTGGGTAAGCTTCGCAGCTTGTACAAAGACTCCGAGGTACTTGATGCAATCGAGCAAGCTACCGACGAGAAAGGTAATGTTAATTATAAAGAGATGGCACGGGTGCTATCGTGTCATCCTGTGGGTAAGAAGATTACCCGCCAGTTGGCTCGATACTGGCACGGTCAATTCAAGAAGACCAAGAAGAATGGTGATTATTACCAGACCCTTCTGCAAGAGGATAAGCGTATCAAAGAAGAGCGTAGGCTCAGGACTCCTGACCGCTACGAGGATTTGGCTATTGTACCATTGCCTGACTCGCCTCATCGAAGTGTACTGGTAATCCCTGACACCCATGCACCTTATGAGCATCCAGATACCTTAGAGTTCCTTGCAGCAGTGGCAGCACGTTATCGTCCAGACACAGTGGTACATCTGGGTGATGAGGCAGACAAACATGCCCTGTCATTCCACGACTCTGACCCCAATCTGGATAGTGCTGGAGTGGAGTTAGAGAAGGCTCGTGTCTTCATGCACAAATTGCACAAGATGTTTCCTGTGATGCGCCTGTGTCACTCTAACCACGGCTCTATGCACTTCCGCAAGGCAAGCGCCAAGGGTATCCCTGTGCAATATCTGCGTACCTATCGTGAAGTCTTCTTCCCGAATGGAGGTGGCGACCAGTGGGACTGGCAGCACACTCATGTACTTGAGTTGCCAAATGGTGAACAAGTAGCGTTCAAGCATCAACCTGCTGGCGCTGTCCTAGCAGATGCAGCGCATGAGCGTATGAATCTGGTGTGTGGTCACTTGCATGGTAAGATGTCTGTAGAGTATGCGCGTAATACTCATGAGCAGTATTGGGCTGTGCAGGGTGGCTGTCTGATTGATGAGTCATCTCGTGCATTTGCCTATGGTCGTGAGTCTAAGTACAAGCCAGCATTAGGTTGTGTGGTTATTCTGGAGGGTGTGCCTCACATTGTCCCGATGCAAACCAATAGTGACAATCGCTGGGTTGGTAAGATTTAGTTGACACTATAGAACAAAGGGCAGGTATTAGCTTGCCCTTGATTGTATAGTGAATGGAGGAATTAATATGTCAAGTTTTAAAGTTGGCGACAAAGTGGTTCGTAACGCAAAAGATTCACTTACTTGGTGTCAATTCTGCAAAGAAGCCGGTATTGCCCCTGATAGTATTGTAACGATAGTTGATATTGATGGCATTAACTTATGCTTTCGTGAGGTTGGGGGTACAGGTTGGTATCACGCAAATTTCCAACTTGCACCTGATAAGTTAGACAACAACAATATGGTCACTAAGCCGAAGCACTATGAGTTCTTCGAAGGTGTAGAGGCAATCACTATCATTGCCCGTAGTATGACCGAGAAGCAATTCGCTGGGTATTGCATGGGTAACGCATTGAAGTACCGTCTGCGTGCAGGTAAGAAGTTCAATACTGAAGAAGATCTGAAGAAAGCAGACTACTACAAAGAGTTATTCCAGAAGCACCGTCACGAATGTATTGATGAGGACATTTGATATGGAAGGTAAATTGTATCGAGGCTATTTCGGAAATCTATATAAGGTCAGCAGTAGAGGCTCTGTATTGGCTTCCAATGATGAAGGTGCAACGTGGTATTTAAGTGCTTACGGTTCTGACTTAGCATACTTTAAAGATGCAATATACAAAGGTGTTATGAAGGAGGTGGGATGAACATCTTCCAATTCCTAGGTCTTCCAGAAGATCACCGCAATCACCCATTCATGCTGGTGAAACATCGCGGTGAAGTACCTGAGAAGAAATTAACTTTTCCATGTTATGCACAGGTGAAACGAGATGGAATATTTAGTGCTGTTGTGGTACGTAATGATGGTGCTGTTGCCATCTTTGGTCGTACTGGTAAAAAGCTCGCAAATGTTGAATACTTGGAAACGTTATTTAGTGTATTTCCTGTCGGGGTGTATCTTGGTGAGTTGCAATCTATGGCTATTGATGTTTATCTTGAAGCGCTATCAGGGGTGGTAAACCCTAATCGCACTGAGCCACTTGATTTCATAGGCCAGCAGATTAAAGACAACCTGTATATCGACTTCTTCGATATGTTAACTATTAAGGCATTCCATGATGGATTCACTGATGTTTCTTATCTCAAACGTTACGGTGCTTTACATCGTCGCATCGGCCCTCATCTTAGCGGGTGCAACGCTATCCTTCCTATCACTCCTTGCCATAATGAGCAAGAAGTTGAAGCGTTTGCGCAAGAGCAAATAGACGCAGGCCGAGAAGGTGCCGTGTTTAAATTGGACTGCGACTATGAAGCGGGCCACAAAGGTTATCGTCAGACTAAAGAAGTACGTAAGGTAACTTATGACCTTACTTGTATTGGCTTTGAAGAGGGTAAAGGCAAGTACAAGGGTAAGGTAGCTAACCTCATTTTCAAATGGAAAGGAGGCAAGACAATCAAAGCTATGTTAGGTAAAGGGTGGACTCATGCAGATGCAGAACAGATGTTCCACGATATTAAACATGGTGGACGATTGAATGTCATTGGTAAAATCTTTGAAGTAAAAGGTCTTCAGGATTCAAGCAAGGGCAACATTCGTCTGCCCAAAGCGGGAGAATTAAGACATGACAAAGATGAACCAGATTTCTTTTGATTCCATGAAGGCAACTCGTGCCGTTGAGGTGGCAGAAGCTATCTTCGAAACTTTATCCTGTGGCATGGAAGTGCCATATAATTTACTGGCTGATGCAGAAGAACTTGGTCTTTCTGTGGAAGCTATCCAAGAGAAGGTTGAGGAACTCTATGGTACAGACGAAGAAGAAACCGACGATTTCATTTGAAGGGATGGAGATGCTTGAGATGATCCTCAAGCCTTCCTCTCCGAAAGTCACTAAGACTCACGAAGAGTTAGTCGTAGATGAAGTGAAGCGTTACATTATGGATTGTGTCAGAGCACAACTGGTGGTTCAATGATACGTCCAGCTTCCTTCCTAGATATTCCTGAGATTATAAACCTTGGGAATAAGTATGTGGAAGAGGAAGTCAAGGTGGTTGCCCATCACTCAGCCTCATGGAATGCAGAACAAAGCGCACATAACCTTTGTGCATCTCTGAGCAGAGAAGATTTATTCCTGTGGGTGGCTGTTGATGAAGGGCAGATTGTCGGTTTCCTATGGGCTGGCTATCATGAGTTAGCACCTTGGACACCTGTAAGGGTTGCCTCTGATATTCTCTTCTACATTGTACCAGAGAAGCGAGGGACGTTGCTTGGTATGCGCCTTATCAAAGCCTTAAAGCAATGGGCTAATGAGTGTGAATGCTCTGAGGTTCGTCTTTCTATTGCCTCTGGTATTAATGAAGAACGTGTCGGACGTATGTATAAGCGACTTGGCTTTGAACCGTTTGGCACTGTGTATAACCTGAAGTTCTAAGGAGATAACATGGGTGTTGTAAAGAAAGCATTTAAGGCTGTAGGTCTTGCTCAAGATGCACCACGTATTGAGGCTAAAGTACCAGCGCAGCAGCTTGAGCGTCAACCTGAAACTGAAGCAGAAGATATCCAGATTGGTGCAGGGGATGATGCCACTGCCTCTGCAAAAGGTAAGCGCGGCCTTGTCCGTCCAGTGGCCTCTAGCCTGAAGGTGTAATATGAAACAGAGCACAGATTTGGAGTATGGAGGTAAGCGGTCTAAGATACCTAAGCTATGGGAGAAGTTCTCCAATAAACGTAGCTCTTTCCTTGATAGGGCAAAGCATTACTCCAAATTAACCTTGCCCTATCTGATGAATGACAAAGGTGATAACGAGACTTCGCAGAATGGATGGCAGGGTGTAGGTGCTCAGGCAACTAATCATCTAGCCAACAAGCTAGCGCAAGTACTATTTCCTGCGCAGCGTTCCTTCTTCCGTGTAGACTTAACTGCACAAGGTGAGAAGGTTCTTAATCAGCGTGGCCTGAAGAAGACAGAACTAGCTACTATCTTTGCTCAAGTAGAAACACGGGCAATGAAAGAGTTAGAGCAACGTCAATTCCGGCCTGCTGTAGTAGAAGCATTCAAGCATCTTATTGTTGCTGGTAGTTGTATGCTATACAAGCCGAGTAAGGGTGCAATCAGTGCGATCCCAATGCACCACTATGTGGTTAACCGTGATACCAATGGCGACCTGTTAGACATTATCTTACTACAAGAGAAAGCCTTACGCACCTTTGACCCAGCTACACGTGCTGTAGTGGAGGTGGGCTTGAAGGGTAAGAAATGCAAGGAAGATGACAGTGTTAAGCTGTACACACATGCTAAGTATCTTGGTGATGGCTTTTGGGAACTCAGACAATCTGCTGATGATATCCCTGTTGGTGAGGTGGGTAAAATCAAATCAGAAAAGCTACCTTTCATTCCACTTACTTGGAAGAGAAGCTATGGCGAGGATTGGGGTCGCCCTCTTGCAGAGGATTACTCTGGCGATTTATTCGTTATCCAATTCTTATCTGAAGCAGTTGCCCGTGGTGCTGCCCTGATGGCAGATATCAAGTACCTGATTCGTCCGGGTGCTCAGACTGATGTTGACCACTTTGTTAACTCTGGCACTGGTGAAGTTGTAACTGGTGTAGAAGAGGATATCCATATTGTACAGTTAGGTAAGTACGCAGACCTCACACCTATTAGCGCGGTCCTAGAGGTGTACACTCGCCGTATCGGTGTTGTCTTCATGATGGAGACAATGACACGCCGTGACGCCGAGCGTGTTACTGCTGTAGAAATCCAGCGAGATGCGTTAGAGATTGAGCAGAACATGGGTGGTGTATATTCCCTCTTCGCTACTACTATGCAATCGCCAGTAGCGATGTGGGGTCTGCTGGAGGCAGGAGAGTCCTTCACTAGTGAACTAGTTGACCCTGTAATTATCACAGGTATTGAAGCACTAGGTCGTATGGCTGAACTGGATAAGTTGGCAAACTTTGCTCAATACATGTCGTTACCTCTGCAATGGCCTGAGCCAGTCATAGCTGCTGTGAAATGGCCTGACTATATGGATTGGGTTCGTGGTCAAATCTCTGCTGAACTGCCATTCCTTAAATCGGCGGAAGAGCTGGCACAAGAACAGGAAGCACAGATGCAAGCACAGCAAGCACAGATGCTTGAAGAAGGTGTGGCTAAGGCTGTACCGGGTGTAATTCAACAAGAACTTAAGGAGGCGTAATGTCTTTCTCATTTACTGAACCAACAACCACTCACCCTACTGCTGAAGGTAGTCCGGTAGAAACCAAGGAGGTAACAACTGATGCTGCTACTACTGATATTCCTGCTGACACTGGCACTGATGTACAAGATGACAATGCTAGTGCACAACCTACTGAAGACACCAGAGGAGAAGATTCTGGACAGCCTTCAGAAGAAGGAGACAATGGCGGAGAGAATGGTGAATCTAAGCCAGATGATACCGAGGCCGACGCTGAGGAAGTGCAATACTTCTTCGGAGAACATGAAGTAACAGTAGACATCCCACAGGATGTGACTGATAGCCTTAAAGAGAAAGGTATTGATGCTAAACAGGTTGCCAAGGAACTCTATTCAAAAGATGGCAAGTTTGAACTGTCAGATGCAACCAAGCAGAAACTGTATGATGCCTTTGGCAAGTTTGCAGTAGATGCTTACCTATCTGGCCTTAAGGCGCAGAACGAGGCATTCTTCCTGAAAGAAGCCAATGCAGCTAAAGAGTTGGAAGCAGCTAATACTCAGCGATTCTCTGATGTTTCTAAGGAAGTTGGTGGAGAAGAAGGCTGGTCCCGTCTTGAGTCTTGGGCGCTTGAAGCGTTGTCAGATGACGAACTTACGGCCTTCAATGAGGTTATGGCTTCTGGCAACCAGTATCTCCAGCAATACGCTGTGCGCGAACTGGAGAGCCGCCGTAAGGCCGCACAAGGTGATGACAAGCCAAACTTGATTGAGCCAACTGCACCTGCTGCCGCATCGGAAGACAACGGCCCACTTTCTCGTGAGCAATACATCCGTGAGATGATGACTCTCAGTACTCGCTTTGGTAAGGATAAGAAGGCGGCAGCAGAATATCAGGCTAAGCTGGATGCTCGCCGCCGTGCGGGTATGGCTCGCGGATTGTAATTCAGTATTTACTGGACACTATAGAAGGGAGAAACACCTCCCTAAATTATCAATTTGATTTATAAGGAGATCATAATACATGTCTACACCGAATACTCTGACTAACGTTGCTGTATCCGCATCCGGTGAGGTTGACAGCCTTCTTATTGAGAAGTTTAACGGTAAGGTTAATGAGCAGTACCTGAAAGGCGAGAACATCCTTTCCTATTTTGATGTACAGACTGTAACGGGTACAAACACGGTTAGTAATAAATACTTAGGTGAGACTGAATTGCAGGTGTTAGCACCGGGTCAGTCTCCTAACGCTACACCAACTCAGGCAGATAAAAACCAGTTGGTAATTGATACCACTGTTATTGCCCGTAACACTGTGGCACATATCCACGATGTACAGGGTGACATTGATAGCCTGAAACCTAAGCTGGCTATGAACCAAGCCAAACAGCTGAAGCGACTGGAAGACCAGATGGCAATCCAGCAGATGCTGTTAGGCGGTATCGCTAATACCAAGGCTAAACGTACTAATCCGCGTGTTAAAGGTCACGGTTTCTCTATCAACGTTAACATCACTGAGAGTGAAGCACTTTCTAACCCGCAGTATGTTATGGCTGCGGTAGAGTACGCTCTGGAACAACAGCTTGAGCAGGAAGTAGATATCTCTGATGTAGCTATCCTGATGCCGTGGAAGTTCTTCAATGCGCTGCGTGATGCAGACCGTATTGTAGATAAGACTTACACAATCAGCCAGTCTGGTAGCACGGTACAAGGTTTTGTATTATCTTCTTACAATTGCCCTGTTATCCCGTCTAACCGCTTCCCTACTTTTGCACAGAATGCACCTCACCACCTGTTATCTAACGCAGATAACGGCTATCGCTATGACCCGACAGCAGAAATGAATGGTGCAGTTGCTGTACTGTTTACAGCGGATGCACTGCTAGTTGGTCGCACTATTGATGTAACTGGTGATATCTTCTATGAGAAGAAAGAGAAGACCTACTACATTGATACCTTCATGGCAGAAGGTGCAATTCCTGACCGTTGGGAAGCTGTGTCTGTGGTCACAACTAAACGCAACACCACAACTGGTGCTGTTGATTCAGGTGCAGGTACTGACCACGCTACTGTCCTGTCTCGTGCACAGCGTAAGGCGGTGTATGTCAAGAGCACTGCTCCAGCGGCTGCCGCTGCCGCTGCTGCTAGCCTGCAAGCGGAAGACTTGGTTGCTGCTGTACGAGCTGTAATTGCTAAAGACATTAAGCCTGCTGCAATGTCTACTGCTGTGTAATACCTATGCCCTATCTACCTCTGCGTAGGTAGGGTTCTTTTTGTTAGGAGGACCCATGCCTGTAATTAGACAAACAAGTAAGGTAGGACACATGATGGAGGATGTGGCCTTCCAAATTATTGATAGTAAACTTGAAGCGGTCAACTTATGTATGCGAGCTATTGGTCGTGAGGGTGTGGATTCTCTCGACTCAGGAGATCTCGATGCAGAAGATGCAAGCAAGATGATTGATATCGTGTCCCAGCGGTTCCAGTACAATAAAGGCGGTGGCTGGTGGTTCAACCGCGAACCTAACTGGCAACTTGCACCAGACACTAACGGTGAGGTTAACCTGCCTAATAACTGCCTTGCTGTATTGCAATGTTATGCTTTAGGTGAGAAGAAAGTACCCATGACTATGCGTGCAGGTAAGTTGTACTCTACTTGGAGCCACACATTTGATATGCGTAAGCACGTAAATGCTAATGGCATGCTTCGTCTTACCTTGCTTACCCTCCTGCCTTATGAGCACCTACCTACAAGTGTGATGCAAGCAATTGCATATCAAGCTGCTGTAGAGTTTATTGTGTCTAAGGATGCAGATAAGACTAAACTTGTCACTGCACAACAGATTGCCTCTCAGCTTCTTATGGATGTACAGTCTGAACAAATGTCACAGAAGAGATTGAACATGCTGGTACATAACCCCACCCAACGCCAGTTTGGTATCATGGCAGGTGGCTCTCAGAATGTACCGGCTTACTCTCATTCTCCATATGATAGCTGGACCCTTCGTCCTTGGGAGGATCGTTAATGGAAGTACAAGGTTCATTAGGTAGACAAATCCAAGGCATAAGCCAGCAGCCTCCAGCAGTGCGCTTAGATGGTCAGTGTACGTCTATGGTCAACATGGTCCCTGATGTGGTGAATGGAACCCAATCCCGCATGGGTACAACTCACATTGCAAAGGTACTTGATGCAGGCACTGATGATATGGCTACTCATCATTATCGCAGGGGTGATGGCGATGAGGAGTATTTCTTTACTTTAAAGAAAGGACAAGTACCTGAAATCTTCGATAAGTATGGGCGCAAATGTAATGTAGCTTCTCAAGATGCACCTATGACGTATCTTAGTGAAGTGGTTAACCCAAGAGAAGACGTACAGTTCATGACTATTGCAGATGTGACATTCATGCTTAATAGGCGAAAGGTAGTTCGCACGAGGGAAGATCGTTCCCCTAATGTAGGTGCTACAGCTTTGGTCTTTTGCGCTTATGGTCAATATGGTACTATATATCAAATCATTATTAATGGTGCGGTGGCAGCAGAGTATCGCACTAAAGATGGGGGAAGTGCAGATCACGTAGAAACAATACGGACAGAGGTTATAGCAGAACAGTTGTTTGTTAAGCTACAGCAATGGTCTGGTGTAAGTGCATATGATGTATATCGAATGGGGACTACCATTGTTATCACTAGTAAATCTGGTGATACAGAGTTTACAGTAAACACAGAAGATGGTGCTAAGGGTAAAGATTTAGTTGCCATCAAATATAAGGTTAGCTCAACTGACCTTTTACCCAGCAAAGCGCCTGAAGGTTATAAAGTGCAAATATGGCCCACTGGAAGTAAACCTGAATCGCGCTACTGGCTACAAGCCGAGAAGTCAGAGGGAAACCTTGTTACATGGAAAGAGACTATAGCTGCTGATGTTAAACTTGGTTTTGATAAAGGGACCATGCCTTATATTATTGAACGCACAGGAATCATTGATGGTGTTGCGCAGTTTAGGATTAGACAAGGAGATTGGGAGGACCGCAAGGTAGGTGATGACTTGACCAACCCCATGCCATCTTTCATTGATGATGAAGTCCCTCAGAAAATTGGTGGTATGTTTATGGTACAGAACCGCTTGTGCTTTACGGCAGGTGAAGCAGTCATTGCATCTCGTACTTCTTATTTCTTTGATTTCTTCCGATATACGGTAGTCTCTGCTCTAGCCACAGACCCTTTCGACATCTTCTCCGATGCAAGTGAGGTTTATCAATTAAAACATGCAGTAACTCTTGACGGAGCCACGGTACTGTTCTCTGATAAGTCCCAGTTCATCTTGCCGGGAGATAAGCCACTAGAGAAGGCTAATGCTTTACTTAAACCAGTAACAACCTTTGAAGTAAACAATAAGGTTAAGCCTGTTGCCACTGGTGAATCTGTGATGTTCGCTGCAAGTGATGGTGCATACTCTGGTGTGCGAGAGTTCTATACTGACTCTTATAGTGACACTAAGAAGGCACAGGCAATCACTAGCCATGTGAATAAACTCATTGAAGGCAACATTATAGATATGGAGTCTAGTACGAATGTGAATAGACTACTTGTTACGACGGATAAGCATCGTAATATAATCTACTGTTATGACTGGCTATGGCAGGGTACAGATCGTGTTCAATCGGCTTGGCATATATGGGAGTGGCCTTTGGGTACAAAGGTGCGAGGTATGTTTTATTCTGGCGAACTGCTTTATCTACTTCTTGAGAGAGGTAATGGTGTATATCTGGAGAAGATGGACACTGGTGATGCACTTACCTACGGTTTAAGTGATCGTATTAGAATGGATAGGCAGGCAGAGTTGGTCTTCAACTATTTCAAAGCAGAAGATGAATGGATCTCTGAACCACTACCTTGGACTCCCACCCACCCAGAACTGTTGGATTGTATCCTAATAGAAGGCTGGAACCCATATGTTGGAGGTTCTTTCTTATTCAGGTATAATTCTAACAATAACACACTGTCTACCACTTTTGATATGCATGATGGTGATCACGTAAAAGCAAAGGTTATTGTTGGACAACTTTATCACCAAGAGTTTGAACCTACACCTGTGGTTATCAGAGATAATCAAGACCGCGTATCTTATATTGATGTACCTGTTGTGGGACTGGTTCACCTCAATCTTGATATGTATCCAGATTTCTTAGTGGAAGTTAAGAATGTGAAAAGTGGTAAAGTTCGCAAAGTATTAGCGTCTAATCGCATAGGTGGTGCTCTCAACAATACTGTAGGTTATGTTAAACCAAGGGAAGGCGTTTTCAGATTCCCACTGAGAGCTAAGAGCACGGATGTCGTTTATCGTATTATTGTAGAGTCACCTCACACATTCCAGCTTCGTGATATTGAGTGGGAAGGTAGCTACAATCCAACAAGAAGGAGGGTCTAATGGCTATAGGTTCAGCTGTTATGGCTGGTATGTCTTCTATTGGTAGTATGTTTGCAGGTAGTGGTGCAGCCGCTGCTGGTGGTACTGCCGCCGCAGGTGGTGGCGGTTTGCTTGGTTCTTTAGGCGGCTTCTTAGGTGGCTCTTCTGCCGGATTCTCTAATGCAGGTCTGCTTAGTGCAGGTATGCAAGGTCTTGGTCTTTTAGGCAACCTCTTTGGTGGAAGTGATGAAGCCAAAGCAATGAAGAAAGCACAAGAAGAGCAATGGCGACAGCAGCTTATTGCTACACAAGAAGCATACAAAACAGTGGCGGATGCAGAACGATCTGCTGCTAAACAATATCATGCAGATGCAATAAGCAATCAGGCTTCACTGCTACAGCAGCGAGCACAGGTTGCATTACTTGCAGGTGCAACTGGTACTGGTGGTAACTCTGTAGCTTCTATGCTGAATGACTTGGCAGCAGAGGGAGGGAGAAACCAGAGCACAATTATTGATAACTATGAGAATCAGAAGATTAATTTCACTAATCAGCTTAAGTCTATCCAACGCGGAGGACAGATGCAGATGCGTGAGTTTAAGAAGCCTTCTGCCGTAAGTACCTTGGTTCAAGGTATTCCAAGTCTTGCATCTGCCTATGTAACAGGTAGTAAATCGGGCACGGCTTTAGGTAAAGCCTTAACTGATTCTCGTACATATTCATCTGGAACAAGAGGTGTTTAATGGCAATTGAGCGACAAGCAGTACAAGGTCTGCCACAAGTGCAGGCTACTTCCCCTAATGTCATGACTTTTGCACCCCAGCAAGTTGGAGGTGTGGAGGCTGGCGTGGCCTCTACCTCCGGTAGTAGGTTTATCGAAGATCTTATTCAAGCAGCTAGCAGTGTAGCTGATGTTACTACGGGTATCCTTAATCAGAAGATTGAGGAAGATAAGGTACGCCAGATGGACAGGGCGTTGTCTGGTATGGTTCCTTCTGAGGATGCAACAGTAGGTGGTGCTCGTGCTCATATGCTGGTTAGTTTGCAAAATGATGTAATCGCTCAGACGACTGCGCTACAGGCAGAAGCACAGCGATTTCAAGGCAGTGACGAAGATTGGGAAAACTATGTAGTTCAATCTCGTAATGAGGTACAAAATAGATTGTGGCAAAGCTATCCAGAGCTTCGTGGTGACAAGGATTCTATGAGGATTGTCACTAACGCGTTCATGGAGCAGCAACCTCGAATCACCGCTACGAGAGCAGATGCTAAACTTCGTCAAGAAGAAGAAGCGCGTATGCAATCTATGCAGTCTCGTATTATCATGGCTACAAAGGATGTAGCACCTGATGCCACTGGTGCAGCTCTCATTCAGCTACAAAAAGAAGCACTGGCGATGGGTCTTAGTAAACCGGAGTTTGATCAAATGGTTGCTAAGATTGCAACTGATAGGGCGGCAGTAGGAGATGATAGTCTTATTCAGGGAACCAAAGCACTGGTGGACGATAAGGGTGTCTCTTTATATGACCGTGTTGGTGCTTTGCAAACGGGAGAAATTCAAGCTAATAGGACTTGGGCTGCACAGAATCAGGTTGCCCTCTTCGAGAAGAAGGACGCCGCTATAAAGGCATTCGATGCAGGGCAACTTACTCGCGAAGAGTTACTTCAGGTAATGCAGAATCACAATGAGTTGACCGGTGGCACTGCTTGGTCTGATAGTGAAATCAAAGCTATCTTCGATAGGCAAGCTAAGGTTAATGCAGAGGCAGCAAAACTGGAAGATCTCATTAAACGAGGAGAATCTGACTCCCCTCTAGGTTTGCAGGACATTAGCAAAGATGACAGGAAGGCTTACGCAGAGGCATTAGTTACCACTTATACTAAGTTAGCAGAAGATGAAATTGCCCGCACTGGTGCAACTGGAGAACAGGCGGAAGCCATTCGAGGTAGGTATGAGCAGATGCGTTATCTTAAATTGGGGCAACAACTCATTGAAGACCCAATAATTAAGGAGCGATATTCATCCCTTATGCAACTCTCCTCTGCCAATCTTAAAGATATGAAGGTTGAGCCTGAAGCATTACAGACCATCATGCGAGCGCGTGACTCTATCCCAGAAGATGCACGTCGGGCTGTCATGGGAGATAAGGAGTATGCCTTTGTAGAGAACTACGACTTAGCAACTCGCATGGGGTATAATGCAGGTCAAGCTATCGAGTTTGCACAGAATGCCTCTCGCGGAGAGAGACTACAAGGCTCTGTACTTAAAGAGCTGAATGATGATGTAGACGGGGTTGTCAGTGATGTGGCAGGGGGTAGTTGGCTTACTCGTGGAGACAACATGAGCGAGATGGGTCGTGACATTATGCTGGAGGAGGCCAGTACAATTGCGAGAGCAATGAAGGTTGCAGGCCATAATAATGACACGATTAAACGTCATCTTAAATCCTACTTGACGAGCCAGTATACACAACTGTCAGAGGGTTTCTTTACCCAAGGTGTTCTGGTGAAAGGTGATGTCCGCACATTAGGTGACACTATAGGAGTAAACCAGAACGACCTGCCGATGGCGCTACGTCAATATATAGATAACAACAAGCAAGCACTTCTTGATGCATCTGGTGGCTTAGAAGAGGGGGATTTGTATTTTGATGTAGATGCGCAGCGAGGACTCTTTACTATACGCGCAGGGTCTGGTCGTGTACCTGTTACACAGGCAATGCCTTTGTCTGAAATCAAAGGGCAATCTTTGCTTAAACAAAGGTATGATGCAGAGGTTAAAGCCCGTGATGAGGGTCGTAAGAATTTTGAAGCACAGCAAATGAGGATGTGGGGCGCAGGTGGCTACCAAGCACAACCACCTGCAAAGACTACAGCCAAAACTGTAGGATCACGTGGGATTGCTGACTTCTTAATGTCACCAGCCTTTGCATCCGGTGAGAATCTACCATCAAACTTTGAGTTTGGGTATAAGAGGAATAATATGGACTTCTATAATTATATAGCCAAGACTGAGAATAGTGCCAATGTGGGGTTTGACAGAGTGGCTGGTGTTTATACACCCTACAAAGATGCACACGGTCAGTCTGTAGGGTATGGTCATTTCCTTACGGACGAAGAGAAGAAGAACGGGTACATCATGATTGGTACAGACAAAGTTCCATTCAATCCGGGACAGTCTCAGCTAACACCTGAACGCGCTATGCGCTTGCTGCAACAGGACTTGAAAAGCCACGTACCTAGTACCGCAGGATGGGCTGTGTCTTTTGAAGATATGCACCCAGGTGTGCAACGTGGGTTGATGGATTTATCTTATAACTTAGGCAAAGGTGGCATCAAAAATGCACCTAGGGCTTACGCCGCATTCAAGGCTGGAAAGTTTACAGATGGGTTCATCGAAATGCTATCTACTGCATCCACAGAAGGTAAACGTAGTCCGGGTCTTTTAGTACGCAGGGCAGAGGCCTACAACCTAGCACAGAGCGGTGGTGCAATTCCTAAGATTAGTGAAGTGGAAACACGAGAAGACGGCTCTATGTATGTCAAGTTCGCTGGTCAAATGTCAGAGGCATTCGTTAATAAGTCTATCTACAACCAGATTGGTAAAGATGGATGGATGCAAGTGTATCCTCCGAAGAAAGGTGCATTAGTGCCTAACGCTCAGATTGGTAGAATTAAACTAAGCTAGTGGTATACTCAAGGTTTGTCTCACATGTGAGACATGCCTTTATGAATAACATTAACTAGGAGGTAACATGGTTGATAGTATTAACCAAAACTGGGTGGCGGTGACTCAACGCAAGTTACCGCCTACCTTCTCTCAAGTTGCGGAGGCCGAGCGCAAGGCTGAAGCCCAGAGGTCTAAGGATAAAGTATTTCAAACAGCACTAGAAAGTGAGTGGGCGTTGTATGGCGGACAACGTGCCTATGAGCGTCACACTACAGAGTTTGCTGAACAAGAAGGTTATGAAGTACCTGAGTCAACTAAAGATGAACTGTCTAAGTTGTATGGGTATGAAATAGCTAAAGACATAGTTAAGGATGTGAAGTCTCCAGAAGAGTTGCAATTCCGTATGTCTAATGCTGCTGCTGATAAAGATAGGGCAGACATCTTAGCACGTAATGGTTTCACAGGCTTCAGTGCGCAGATTGCTGCTGGCATTCTTGACCCTGTAGGTTGGGCTGCCTCTCTTGTGGCTGCACCTGTAGCTGGTGCTGTCAAAGTAGGGCGTCTGGGTAGGATTATCAAGACTGCTGCTCTGTCAGGTGCTGAAAACGCCGCACTAGAGGCGGTACTGGCACAGGGTGATTATCAGCGAGGGGTAGATGATGTGTTAGCTGCCGCTGGTTTTGGTATGATTATGGGTGGCACTATTGGTGCTTTAACTAGGGAGCGCATATCTGGTGCTGGCTCTCGTGCAGCTACAGAACGAGCGGATGCTGTAATTGATGACTTGGACACTGTAGTAAAAGGTGCTGATGAATTTGACTCATCTGCTGCTCGTGCTGTGCGTGAGGCGATGGAGTATGATGCGTATATGGCGGCTCGTAATTACGAACCACTTCGTGCGAAAGAGGTAGATGCAGACATGGCAATCCTTTCTCATACAGACAACTTGAAAGCCAATGCATCGGTGAGAATTAGTGCTAGTGAGAAGGGACAACTGAAGAAGCAGATACGTCAACTTGAGGCAGAAGCCGAAACACTCAAGGGGAAGAAAATAGATGCTGTAGCAGAAGCTGCTGCTGCTAAGGGTGCACCTAAATCTGCTGCTGACAGATTGGATTTGGATGTTCAGAAGAAAGCATTAGCCCGTAGGTTTGATGAACCACTGGCAGACTTACAAGCTCGCCTTGATGATTTGAATGCTAAGTTGTCTCGTATAAATAACGTAGGCAAGGCCAAGGAGGAACTTAAAAGGTTCTCTTCCCTGTCTCGTGAAGCTCAAATAAAGGAACTGGGTTTAGATGCACCAGCGCGCAAGGTGGAGATGACCCGTGCAGTGCGCGATGTAGTAGATGCGCTCCGTGCCGAACGTAAGAAAACACCTACCGAAGTACATGCTGAACAAGTTGCAGAAGATGCAATTAAGCAACGATCGGATGACTCTGTTGGTGCTAAACGTGTTGAAGGTTCAGATATTGCAGGTGAACAGTTTGACTTATCTAAAAATCTGGAAGAACTTATGGATGACTTGGCACGAGAAGCCTATCAGTCAGAGGTGCGGCCTATTAATCTTAAAGGTTTAGGTTCAGTGTCTTCTGTGATTCTTAACTCAGAAAACCCTGTGTTCCGAGGATTAGGCCTTCGTCTGCTTGAAAACGCCCAAGGTGGTGCATATCAAGGTAAGACAGCTTCTATCCTATCTGATGTGTATGGTAACCTTATTCGTCATGCAGAACGTAATAGGTACAATGATGGCTTCTCTCAATTCATCAAAGATAACAACCTACGTGCGGTAGATTACCTTAACCCTGCAACTACACGGGATTTCAATAATCAGATTTATACAGCAATTGTTCGTGGCATACCAGAAGATACACCTCGTGGTGTTAAACTTGCAGCCGAAGGTATCGCAGATAAGCTCAAGAAAGCACTGGAGCTTCGTAAGCAAGCAGGTGAGCATGGATTCGAGAATGTGCAATCCGCTAAAGATTACATTCCAGTTATCTATGATGGTATCAAGGTTACTGAGGCAGTTAACAAGTTGGGTAGCAGTGAAGCTGTCATTCACTTGCTATCTAAGGGTTATCAGACAGGCAAATACAAACTTGGCAAGAAAGCTGCGGATGCACTAGCCAAGGTACAGTACATTCGCGCATCTGACTCTACCCTCTCTAGTCGTGTTGCATTCGACAGGGTGGTGTCTCAGCAGCAACAGGCTCAACTGATTGAGGATCTGAAGAAAGCAGGCGTACCGGACCACATCATTGATAATTTCATTGAAGGTACGGAATTAGCAGAAATGGCTGAATCAGTATCGAATCGAGCTAAAGCTAGCATGGGTATTAATACACAAGCCGAATATGGTGGTTTGAGGGTGCAGGATTTACTTAATACCAACGTAGGTGAGTTAGCTGAGAACTACGGCAAAGAGGCAGCGGGTGGCGCTGCATTGGCCGCCATGGGTTTCCCTACTCGCCAATCTGTGCTGAATGCAATAGATGCCGCAGAGCGCGCAGGTCGCAATATGGCGGGGTCAAATGCTAAGGCAATCAAACAGCTTAGGGCCGAGGCAGAAATGCTCAGAGACTCCGTTAAACTCATTTATGGTAACACTATTGACGCCGACCCTAACTCTGGGATTGTCAGGGGTACTCGACGTGTCCGTGAGGTTACAGGCTTGTTACGATTAGGACAGATGGGCTTCGCTCAGATACCAGAGCTGGCACGTGCGATCTCTAAGATGGGGTTAGGCACTGTACTGAAGTCTGTACCTGCCACGAAGTTCTTACGTTCCAGAGCGGCCCGTAAGGGTGGCACGGCTCAAGGTGAATTACTTGAACCTGAACTGCGAGAAATGGAGGAACTCTTAGGTTATATCGGAGAAGATAACTGGCTCACAGGGTGGAACGTGCGTCATGATGAGTTTGGAGAAACTGCGGATAATCTAGGTAAGCTGTCTGCTATTATAGATAATGGGTTATCTATGGGTAGTCGAATCAACACGGTTCTCTCTGGGTTTAAAGCAGTACAAGGTGGTTCAGAGAAAATTGTAGCTCGCTCTATCAATAAGAGACTAAAGCAACACTTGATGGGTGAGCGACAATTACCTAAAGCAGATCTTGAAGAGGTAGGCCTGAGCGAAGATGTTATGAAGAGACTTAAGCGTCACTTTGATGATAACCCGCTGTACGCTGAGTACAATGGAGAAAAAGTTCGTATGATGAACTTTGATGCTATGGAGCCAGACCTGAGAGAGACAGTGGGTGTTGCTGTGCGAAGAATGTCAGGGCGTCTTATTCAGCGTAACTTCATCGGGGATGAAGGTATCTGGATGAATAAATGGTGGGGAAAGGCATTAACACAGTTTAAGTCATTCTCTATTGTCTCTATTGAGAAACAGTTAATCCATGATCTACGAGGGGATAAGATTAAGGCTGCACAAATACTTGCATGGTCTACCTTACTAGGTTATGCGTCTTATGCATTACAGATGCAGATGCAAGCAATAGGGCGGGAAGACAGAGACAAGTTCTTGAGGGATAAGTTTGAGACACAGAACATCGCTATGGGTGTCTTTAATAAACTCCCACAAGTTGCAGGCTTTGGTCTTGCTGGTGATGCTTTGGCCACCTTTGGGTTAATGCCTGACGCTATGATGCAAGCACCGGGACGTATGGGTTTCCGTCAACAAGGATTCGGCGATTTGGTAGCGGGTGCTGGCGTAATAGGTGATACATTTAATTTGTCACAAGCACTGGTGAAGTATGCCAGTGGGGATGATGATGTCTCTACTAGGCAATTGGTGGACAAGGTCCGTCGCCTTGTCCCTTTGGCGAATACCATTGGTGTAGGTCAGATGACTAAAGCCAGTGTAGATTTATTGGAGGACTGATGGGTTATACTTTCACAGAACACACAGCCAACGGTACGCAAGTGACTTATCCTTTTAGGTTTGCTGGTAGGGATAAGGGTTATCTTCGTGCCTCAGATGTAAGAGTGGATACTCTTCAAGGTGATACTTGGACTAAGGTCACATCTGGCTGGCAACTAACTGGTACAAACCAGATTACTTTTGATGTAGCACCAGCAGCAGGTTTGAAGATTCGTATTCGAAGGGAAGTACCAAAAGAGAACCCGTATGCAGAGTTTGACCGTGGTGTTACCCTTGATATGAAATCTTTGAATGGTTCCTTTATTCATAACCTAGAGGCAACCCAAGAGCTTCTAGATGGGTTTTACCCTGAAGGATACTATATCAAACAGAATGTATCATGGGGTGGTAATAAGATTACAGACCTAGCAGACGGTACAGCACCAAATGATGCAGTGAACCGTGGACAGCTTGACTCCGTAGATAACAACCTGCAAACGCAGATTGATGCGAACGATGCCAAGCAGACGGCATGGAACCAGCGTCAGGATGAGCAGATTGTTGGCATTATTAAGTCGTTTGACTCCAACATCTCTCATCGCACAGCACCTTGGACGTATGAGGCAGCAGGCGGTGAGACTAAAGTATCACCTCCCTTCTTCTTCCACTCAGCTTTAGTGTGGCGAGATGGCGTCTTCCAAGATGAGCTAGCAGGTGCATTCGAGATCGTTAATAACGAGATCCGACTGGCACAACCTGCATTGCGCAAGGGTGAGCGTGTCTCCGTCCTTATCGGCTCCCGCATCGCGGTGCCAGAGGTAGGTAACGTGCTTCGCATGTCCTACCAAATCACCGAAGGTACAACTGTGGTCAACCTTGGGACAACTGTAGGCAATGTTGAGGTGTATCTTGATGGCCTTCTTCAAGACGAAGACGCCTACACCTTGAGTGTTGACTATCGCACCCTTACCTTCACAGAGCCTTTACCAGAGTGTCGTATGTTGGTGAAGGCAGTCTTTGATAACAGAACTCACTTAGAGTAAGGAGGAAGCGTGGTAAACTCAGATGTTATCAACGATACGCTGAAGTGGGTTCCTGGTGCCATAGTGACGAGCACAACCTTCTTAGGTATTAGTTGGGAGAACTGGGTTTACATATTAACCGCAATCTACACTATGTTGCAGATTGGCGATTGGGTATGGAGCCGAGTTACCAAATGGAGGGAGAAGCGTGAGCGTACACAATAAACATGCAGCTACAGAGGATGAGGTTGGCATTCTGCATGGTGCTATTACCAAAATCTTCAATAAGAAAGCACAGGCTATACTGGACACTATAGAAGAAGACCCAGATGCAGCACTGCATTTAGTATCTGGTAAAGACATTGGTGCTATGTGCAAATGGGTTCTTGATAATGGTATTACCGCTACACCTGCTGCACAGCAGGAAGAGTCCAAGCTATCTAAGCGCCTCAAGGCTATCCGAGAGGCATCCAGTGGTAAGATAATTCAGTTCACTAAGGAGGATTGATGGCTAAGGCAAGAGAATCACAAGCGGAGGCTCTTGCCAGATGGGAGATGCTACAGGAGTTACAGCAGACCTTTCCGTACACATCGGAAGGTTTGCTACTCTTTGCAGATACAGTTATTCATAATCTGATTGCAGGCAACCCTCATCTGATTCGTATGCAGGCCGATATTTTAAAGTTCCTATTCTATGGACACAAGTATCGACTCATCGAAGCGCCTCGTGGTATCGCTAAGACAACACTATCAGCAATCTATACGGTATTCCGTATCATCCATGAACCACATAAGCGTATCATGGTTGTATCACAAAACGCCAAGCGAGCAGAGGAAATCGCGGGTTGGGTGGTGAAAATATTCCGTGGATTGGATTTCCTTGAATTTATGCTACCTGATATCTACGCTGGGGACCGTGCATCCGTTAAGGCATTCGAGATTCATTACACACTACGTGGCAGTGATAAGTCTCCTTCTGTGTCTTGCTACTCAATTGAAGCAGGTATGCAGGGTGCTCGTGCGGATATTATCCTAGCGGATGACGTAGAGTCGATGCAGAATGCTCGTACAGCAGCAGGTCGTGCCTTGCTTGAGGAATTAACCAAGGAGTTTGAATCTATCAACCAGTTTGGTGATATCATTTATCTTGGTACACCTCAGAACGTAAACTCTATCTACAACAACCTACCTGCTCGTGGTTACTCTGTTCGCATCTGGACTGCACGTTATCCTTCAGTAGAACAAGAGCAATGCTATGGCGACTTCCTTGCACCAATGATTGTGCAGGATATGAAGGACAATCCAGCACTTCGCTCAGGGTATGGCTTGGATGGCAACAGCGGTGCACCTTGTGCCCCTGAAATGTATGATGATGACGTCCTGATTGAGAAGGAAATCTCGCAGGGTGCTGCTAAGTTCCAGCTCCAATTCATGCTTAACACTCGCATGATGGATGCTGACCGCTACCCTCTACGCCTGAATAACCTTATCTTTACCTCATTCGGTACGGAGGAAGTCCCTGTGATGCCTACATGGAGCAATGACTCTATTAATATCATTGGCGATGCACCTAAGTATGGTAACAAACCTACAGACTTCATGTACCGACCTGTTGCCAGACCCTATGAGTGGGGTGCTGTTACCCGTAAGATTATGTATATCGACCCAGCGGGTGGCGGTAAGAACGGAGACGAAACGGGTGTAGCGATTGTCTTCCTGCACGGCACATTCATTTACGTGTATCAATGCTTCGGTGTGCCGGGCGGATACCGCGAATCGTCACTAAATCGCATTGTGCAGGCCGCAAAGCAGGCAGGTGTTAAAGAGGTATTCATTGAGAAAAACTTTGGTCATGGCGCGTTTGAGGCCGTAATTAAGCCATACTTTGAACGGGAGTGGCCCGTTACGCTGGAAGAGGATTACGCTACCGGACAGAAAGAGTTGCGTATCATTGAGACGCTGGAGCCGCTCATGGCAGCGCACAGGCTCATCTTCAACGCTGAGATGGTCAAGTCTGACCTTGAGTCAGTACAACACTATCCGCTTGAACTACGCATGTCCTACAGCCTTTTCAATCAAATGTCGAACATCACGATTGAGAAGAACAGCCTCCGGCACGATGACCGCTTAGACGCTCTGTATGGCGCTATACGGCAATTAACTTCTCAGATAGACTATGACGAGGTTACACGGATTAATCGCCTCAGAGCGCAGGAGATGCGCGATTACATCCAAGCTATGAACACACCTCATCTCCGCAGGGCAATGCTCTATGGAGATTATGGAACTGAGCGAAGAGTGACCAACACTTCTGTAGCGATGCAGCAGCGGGTTTATGGTCAGAACTACCGGAATAAGTCTTCCAATAGAAATACCATTTCTGCAAGGATTTCAAGGACTTATTAATTACTGGACACTATAGAAGGAAGGCCCAGAGAATAAGAGAAATAATAGGTAATATATAGGTTGACCTAGGTTATATATGTATGCCTTAGTATGGGTGTACTCCTGTACACCCTATTCCTTCCTTCCTTACTATATTTACATAATAGGAGAGAGACAATGGCTAATGATTATAGTAGTCAACCATTAACAGGTAAGTCTAAGAGAAAGCAGGTACAACCTGTAAGTGAAGCACTAATGCTTCCGGTAATCACAAAAGAGGAAGCTAGTAAGAAAAGCAATGTTATTAATGATGCCACCAAATCAGGTAAACAGAAAGGAGCCATGGTGTGTCTTGACACATCTGGTGCATTGAGTATTGCTATTGCAATTGATGGCAAAGAAGATTCCAATTGGCTGTCCGTTACAACGGGCCTTGCTATTACCCCAGCTTAAGAAGAGGAGGATTACATGTCTCAATATGGTATTACTGGTACTGTTACTGGTCAGGTTTTTCGAGTAAAGGCAGTACAAACTATTGCAACGGCAATCCCTATGCCTGTTGTTGCTGAAGCAGACCTTAAGAAGAAAGATCACCCTATCAACATCAAACACCTGTCAGGTAAGCAGAAAGGTGCAATGGTCGCTGTTGAGAAAGAAGGTCCAGCCCTGTATATTGCTGTTGCACGTGGTAGTGAACCCACAGACCCATGGGATGTAACTAGTATGGAAGTGCAAGCTATTACTCCGGCAGGGTAATAATAATGCTGAATAAATATTTCAAGCGTAAAGAGTTTGCTTGCCGTTGTGGATGCGGTACATCCACTGTTGATGCTGAGTTACTACAGGTAATCACAGATGTGCGTGAGCACTTTGGCGCACCTGTAGTTATCACCTCTGGGCATCGCTGCGCTAAGCACAATGCCAGTGTAGGTGGGGCTAAGAACTCCATGCATCTTACAGGTAAGGCTGCTGATATTAAAGTTACAGGTGTCGGTCCCATGGAGGTACGTGCGTACCTTTGCAATAAATACTCTGATAAGTATGGCATTGGTGCTTATCCTACTTTTACCCATATCGACGTTAGGGATAACAAAGCACGATGGTAAGATGTATTGAATGGTGCGAGCGCATGGTTGCTAAGGCTTCAGAGGAAGGCAACTATGAGGATTGGCAGAACTACTCGGATTTGTTAGCTCAATGGAAAGGGAGATGCAATGAAAAAGCTGTTTAAATCTAAGAAGGTGGTAGGTGCACTAATTGCGCTAGTTGTTGCCCTTGTTTCTGTAGGTCTTGGCGTAGACCTTGGTGAAGGTACTGAAGGTTCCGTCACTGATGTGGTATGCCAAGTAATCACCTGTGAATAAGTTGCTTGAGGTGATGGCAGGTCTTATTGGCCTGCTGCTTGCCGCTAAGAAGAAGAAAGAAGAGAAGGAGGCACAAAGTGAAGCGAATCATGCTAGTGATAATCCTGCTGATTGGTTCGCTGATCACTTCAGGGTGTCAGACGGCGTTACCAGAGAGTCAAAAGGTAAAGCCACTGAAGCCGACGCTGACGGCAGTGTACGAAGTGGACGATAAGGTCTGCTTTAGTAAGCCGGATGCTACACAACTTGGGTTGTATATTTTATCGCTAGAACGCGGTTACGAATAATACATAGCTTTATGTATCAGTGTCTTACAATTTACTGGACACTATAGAAGAGATAGAGTGGCGATCGTTTGGTCGCCCTTTACTCAAGGTGCTCATGGTGGGCGCTTTAAGTAAAGGAGGAAACATGGCACTGACTAGGTTGAATGTTAGTCTTCTCCAAGGCGGAGGTCAAGCTGGTATGCCTTTTATCGGGCAGTTTGTACCAGTCACTCGTTATATGAAGGCATCTGACAATGAAGACATAACTTTCGCTATTGAGCGAGCCATTGCTGCTGGTGAGAAGAATATCCTTCTTCCTGTCGGTACAGTACAATGGAAGCGCACTATTACTTTAACAGATACAAGTGACATTCGTATTGCAGGACATTATGGTCTGACATATGTACAGACGCCGGTGGCAGCCGATGCTACTGGGTCTGCAATGATCACAGGTCTTGTGCTTGTGCGTTGTAGACGTATAAAACTTATGGCTTTTCATTTGGACGGCGGATATCGTAATGTTATCACGCAAAAGCGTGCAGTACGTCTTGTACGTGTGCAGAACTGTGAAGATGTGGAACTTAATGGCTTCTCTTGTTCTCATGCAGGAGACTGGGCTGTGTCTTTCGAGGGAGGAAAGAATTATCGCGCCTTCAATTACTCCTATCACTACGGTGAGGGTAAAGAGGGTCTGTGGGGTGGACGCGATGGGTTGCACTTCATCGATTGCAGCCAAGTAATGGTTAACGGCTTCTACATTGTGTCTGGTGATGATTCAGTAGGGTGTACTGTGCAGAGCGTTGGTCAGAATGATGTTACCATTATGAATGGCTTCGTTCACTCCAAGCTGGCTAGCGGTGTTATCTTCAATGAAGAAGGCAAGGCAGCATACCCGATGAAGAACATCCGTGTGGTAAACATAGTTGCATTGGCTGACATGGGTAACTACCTCCGTAACATTGTACGTGTGTATACCATCAATGCTGGTACACAGATCAACAACGTTCACATAGAAAACATCCAAGGGCACTCTTACGCAGAAGGTGTGTGGGTTTCAGGTAACAGCACTTATCGTGCTGAGCAAGTGGTTATTCGAGACATCAACGTAACCACACATCTAAACGCACATGGTTGCCGTATTCAGAAGTGTAATGATGTGAGCCTTAGTGGTTATGCTACTACCTTGTCAGAGTCGAGCACACTGTTTGATGGTTGGCATATTGAAGATGTGGATGGGTTAACAGCGGATTGCTTAGAGTCACGTGATGCTGCCTACTATGGTATTAACATGCTTCGTGTGACTAACTTTTACTTATATGGTCGAACAAGAAACTGTGGACGCAATCAGTATGTGAACAACCGAGGTGGCAGCTTGCTGCTTAACGCTTGCAGTAATGGCAAAATCTTCGGGCAGTTCTTAGGTGAAGCTGACGCAACTTATGCACCACTGTCGTGGTCTGGCAATAATGACAATGTGAGATTCGAGCCGGGTACTATCTTCACAGGCAGAGAAGTCCCACCACTTCGCGGTATGGGTAACATAGAAGCGCCGGATGTGTATGCAGCCTTCAAGTTCAATAATGGTTCTTTGGCTTTTGGTGAGAAGCAAGGTTGTGATATCACTACAGAAGGTAACGCCATTGTTGTTACTTACAACACTGCACGTAGGTCTACTTATTACGATGTGGACATTCGTGCATATCACGTAGGTAAAGAGTGCAACGTGTCTTTGGTCACTATTAACCAAAATCAGGTGAAGTTCAAGGTGCTAGATTCAGCTGGCGGTGAACTTAACTTGGTTGAACGTGTGGTGGTTGAGGTCCATCAAACACTGTAACTAGGAGCGGCGCTAGCCGCTCTTACGCAACTTTCTTTCTTCATAGGTACTCATGGTGGGTGTCTATAAACAAAGGAGGTTACATGGCTTTAACTGAAGCGACTCTGGTGCGAGATGTAAAGGGGCAACCTTGGCGTTTCTCCAGTGTTGAAGAAATGAAAGCATTTAGCTACAACTCATACACAGGTGACACTGTGTTCCTTGAGTCGTGGCACGAAGGTGTTGGCCTTGGCTCTGGTTTGTTCAAGGTCTCAAAAGGGTCGGAAGAGCCTGACGATGGCGGCTCAGTGATTGTTGCTAACGATGGGACTCGTTTGTTGCGCATCTTTGATGGTGGCATTTATGCTGACATGTGGGGTGCGTACCCAAGTGACACATTTAACAGCTACCCAGCACTGAAGGCGGCTTATGCGTACGCATCTTCAAAGATGCAGCAGCTATTTGTTGGCGGTGGCTCGTACAAGGTGATTGGAGATACGTCATTGGACATAAACCCGTCACATGCAGGTATCTCTGCCATAGGGCGTGTGCGGCTTGATGCCTCTGAGTTTACAGGTGATTACCTCTTCACAATCACAAGTACCTACTCTTATCTACCTGCACCTCTGTATAACAACTTGTCACCCGCTTTAGATGGCTTCTACGTTGTAGGCAGCCGTGAGTCAGGGAGAAGCGGCCTTCTTATTGGCAGAAGAACAAAGGATGGCGTTAAGAGTTATAATGGTCAGACTGAGATCAGGAATTGCACATTCGACAAATTTGACTACAACATCCGCATGGGTCACAACTCTTGGCGTTTTGTGTTTTATAAAGTAAACAGCCTGAATGCACTAAACCCTAATGGCATCCTTTATGCTCCTAGCGGCTTAGATGATAGCGGCGAGATTCTCACGTTCTACCATTGTCAATTCTTTGATGGTGCAGGTAGTAACATACGCATCTCTTGTGCGTCATTCACGATGCTCTTCGTGTCTTGCTCATTCCTTAACATCACATTCTTCGTAGATGCACCCTATAGCACATCCATTACGTGCCAAGGTTGTAATTTCGAAAACCCAGGAAGTCAGGACACAAGGCGGTACATAGATATAGCTGGAGGTCATACCAACCTATTTAATATAGTTGGAGGGAGTATAGTTACAAACAGTAACGCAGGACAAACACAGGCACTCATCAATATCTCAGAAGGCAACCAGTTAAACCTGTCTAATATCACCATCCCTTATGGTGGTCACTATAAGCAAGAGGAAGAAACAGGCTACCATGCATTCTGCTCTGGTGGTGGTGCTGTGTCTGCTGTGAACTGTGGATATCAGTTGCGTAACGGCTCTGGTTGCTGCCCGATCCACCCATCGCTGTCCCTTTTCTCAAACTGGAACTTAGGTATGGGTAATATGAAGGCGTGGACAGCAGATACCGATTCAGGTGGCGGTAGCGCAAGCTATGTGGCAGGTGCTGGTCCAAAAGGTGCAGGTGTTATGCGTGTGGTTCCGGGATCTCGTCCTGTTAACGTGTCTCAAGTTGCAACCGTTCCTTTACTCTCTGGTTCCTTCTCTATGTCGGTAATGGTTAACGTACAGTCTGCATCTGGCAATGCAGGGCAAATCTCTGTCACCTATTTCGATGAGTACGACAACCGGCTTGGTGGTGTATCTGCCAACCTAGGTTCATCTACAGGTTGGATGGTTATAGGCAAGAACACACTACGAGGTAGATTGCCAATTGGTGCAAGGAAGATGAAGGTTAACATACAGACGGCTATTGGTGCTACTGTTGACTACACCAATATTCTTTGCAATGTGATTTAAGATCAAATGCCACTTATCAAATCAGTAAAGCAATCTGCTGTACGCCAGAACACGCAGGAACTTATCGCCTCCGGGCGTGACCCTAAGCAGGCTTATGCCATTGCTAAGGATGTTCAACGTAGAGCACTGAGTAAACCATCTGCATCGTCTGCGAAGCAGTAACACTTAGTCTACACAAGGGCTGGCTTAGGTTGGCCTTTAGTGCAACCCAAAGGAGGTTTGATGATTTGGATTCATACTTATGGAGTCGGCCCATTCAAACGTAAGGTACTCAGGAAGATACATGACACTGAAGAGTCTGCACTGGCTAGCCAGAAGGTTCTTGGTGGAACTGTACAGGCTTACCTGAAGCAACCCAAGGGATTCGACTTAGTGTAATCAAAGGAGGTAACATGGATAAGATTACTATTGATAAGCTAACATACTACCTGTTATGGGCTGGTTGTATTCTGAATGTCACAGGTTTTATCTTAGGGTTGTTCATGAAATAACCAAAGTCAAAATTTTGATATAGGCGTGTGTGAGGTGTCTCGCCCTCGCCCTCGCCGGGTTGTCCCCATAGGGTGGCCTTGGGAATGTACTAGTTAACTGGTACAGGCCTATGTACTAGCTTAGTAGTACACAAGGGCTGGCCTTTTGTTTTGCCATGTACTAGCAAGGTGGAACGCTGGAGAACGCCTAGGAAGCGCTAGGGCACGCCTTAGTATTGGACAAGGTGATTGCCTTAGTGCAACCTCTTAGGGCTTACACAGGCCGTTTTTAGGGCCATTCTGGGCTATTGACAGGGTGGGCGGGTGTGGGCTATCTGTTCGTTTCGTTCACTCCGCTTGCGCTACGTTCACTCGCTCACGTGTACCTTAGGTTATTCCTTGATGGATAGCTTAGGTTAACCTTAGTGGACTGTCTTAGTTAAAGCCTTAGTGCTTCACTTAGTATCAACTTAGTAATGTGCCTTAGTTGGTCTTAGTGCCTTATCTTAGTGATTGCACATGCAAGCATGTAAGATGCCAATAGGTCGCGGTCGGTAGACCGCTAAGAAGAGTAATAGTAATAAGATGCAGCAGGAGGAACACCAGAAACCTAGCCAACCTAACCTATCCTAGCTCTGTATCTATTGCTTTTCCTTAGTCTAACATGTGAGACAACCTAGATTTATCTTAGTAGTTTGTGACATGTATCACATAAATAATCTATCTTAGTGAAACTTAGTGTTGACAAGCTCTTTTATATAAGTATTATGTGTCTTGTCAGCGATGACGTGAAACATCGGGCTTGGCAGGTCTGCCAGCCTAGGAGGAGGCGCAAAGGAAGGCGCAACACGGCGGACGAATACAAGGATGCGCCGAGTTTATTAGTTATTCATTCACTATAGGAGGCATGTCATGGGTAAGTTTCTTGCTGGTTTCATCCTTGCCACTGCTATCTTCGATAATGTAGCACTGGCTTTAGGCTTGTACTAATAGAAGTTGGAATGATTGGCCTAACCAATCCTGCTCTTTAACAATTTGCTTAGTGTAACCTATGTATGTCGTGGCTAATTACTTATTGAATGAGGGATCAGCTATGACATTAAATAACCGTGAACTATCCGTTCTTTTCACTCTGTTATGCTACATGATTCGTAACAACGAATTACTTACAGATGACGAGTTGGCACTATATCACCGCTTTCTGAATGAAGGTTGGACCGATACAGTTAACCAGAAACGTGACTTGATGAAGGAGTTAAGCAATGTTTAAACATGAGATTTACACAGCGTCCGCAAGCGATGCACGAGAGATGGCTAGTGCATTTGATGGCGCGGTCAACTCTTACAACATAGCACCGGATGAAGAGATGTTTATTGTAAGCATTATTAACCGCTTTAATCATAAGCGCATGATGTCTCTTATTCTCAAAGTAACACCTGCTTATGATTTTGAAGAAGTAATTACAAATAAACTTTAAATTAACTATTGACAGCCACGGCATACAAGGTTACATTAAGCATCAAGCGAGAGGCAGAACGCTATAAATACATTGCCTAGCCTTTATCGGGCGATACGAGATACGGTGTTGACAGTCATGCGTTAAGGTAGTAACCTACTGTCATTTTGCTCTTTAACAATCTGGCTAGTACCTTGGTAGGTTAACTACTTACTAAGGTGAAATATGAATTACTGCGATATCGCTCACGATTTACGCATGGAGCGTGAGAAACAAGAAAAGCGGATTATCAAGAAAATGGCTGTACTGCTTGCACACTATAAGGCAGACAAACAGCCAAAACATGATGAGTTCGTCGAGTTCTGCAACACGTATCTTAATGTGAGTAAAGCCACTGGATATAGGTGGCTTAAAGCCCTGAATGATGGGGAATTGTAGTAATAAGCCAGCTTAATAGCTGGCCTACCAAGGTACTAGCTGATTTTGCTCTTTAACAATTTGGATAAAACTTCTTAGTCTGGCGAGGTTAGACCTAGGGTATTCTTTTGAGTACCCTAGAATGTAACCTAACTAACTAATGAGGATTAAATCATGGAACGTAATGCAAACGCTTACTATGAACTTCTGGCTGCAACTGTTGAAGCATTTAACGAGCGCATCCAGTACGATGGTATTCGTGGAGACGATGATTATTATGATGCGCTGCATGAGGTTGTAGACGATCATGTACCGCACTATTATCATGAAATCTTCACTGTAATGGCTGCCGATGGTATTGATATTGAATTTGATGATGCTGGCTTGATGCCTGACACGAAGGATGTAACCAAGATTCTCCAAGCTCGCATCTATGAGGCACTTTATAATGATGTACCGAACGACCGTGGTGTTGTTTGGTATGAAGACGAGGAAGAAGAGGAATAATGAAGATGGAAAAGCAATACAACTTTATCTTTTCAGATGGTGTAACCTTAAAATGTTCCCTACGATTCGCGCAGATTCGCGAGGAAGTGCTAGGAACTACATACAAGCTATTTATCTGACACTATAAGAGAAGACTTAACAGGGCGTTACTTGTTAGCGCCCGATTAAATCAACTTAACGAGGTGTTAAACATGACTAGAATCATCAATGTTGCAGTGGTTTTCCTATTCGCAACCTTGGCTCTCATAGCTAGCGGTTCACTAAAACACGAAGTTAATCACTATGATGGGTTTTCTACTCATCACATAATGATTAAAGACGTATCCTTGCATAGCTGGGTTGAGTGATGAGCCTATAGCCTACCTAGGTGGGCTATATGATACTTACTTACACTAGATAAGGTGATTAATATGACTACCGAAAACACCCTTGTTTCTGTTCGCGAAGCTGCAACCGCTGAAATTAAGCAACACTTAGACAATATCGGCACTTCTTACATCAAAGTTGGTGCTTGTCTGAATGAGTTGCGCGGCGACTTCGAAGGTCAAAAAGAGTTTTTGGCTTATGTAGAAGCTGAATTTGCCATTAAGAAGGCACAATGTTACAAGCTGATGAGTGTTGCCCGTGTCTTTGAAGGTGATGAACGCTTTAAAGGCGTGGCGATGCGTGTAATGCTGGCCCTTGTTCCTTTCGCTGATGAAAGTATAATCATGGAGAAGGCCGCAGAACTCGCCGCAGGTGGCAAGCTGGACACTAACGCCGTAAACGCCCTGATTGAGCCTAAGAAAGAGACAAAGACCGAGACAGTACAACCTAAGCCTGAGCCAGTAAAACCACAGGAGAACGCGACTGAGGCCGCAGAATCACAGGAAACGCAAGCGCCGCAGGCAGTGCCGCCAGTAAGTGAGCCGGAGGCTGACGAGTCAGCACCTTGGGAAGAGGAAAGCAAGCCGGAGGCGCCAAAAGCCGCGCCGCTGGATAACACGGCTAACACTGAAAACGCCGCCATTGCTGGCCTGTTAGCGCAGATTAAGGCACTGACCGAGCAACTACAGGCAGCTAATGACCGCATCGCCTCCCTAAGCAGTGCACGCGAAAGCAAGAAGGCGGCCGCGCCTATGCTTCCACAGTTTAAATCCTCTTGCTTTTACGCTCGCTTAGGGTTGAGTGCCGAGGAAGCAACGAAGAAAACCGCAGTAAACAAGGCTCGCCGTGAACTGGTTAAACTGGGGTATGGTGAAGGTCATGAGGCATGGGCTTTAATCTCTGAGGCAGTAGAAGAATTAACTAAGTAACCTTATCGGTGGCACCTTCTTAGGTGTCACTTATTAAGGTTTCTTTCACTGGGAGTAAACAAAATGCAAGATTTACACGCTATCCAACTTCAGCTTGAAGAAGAGATGTTTAATGGCGGTATTCGTCGCTTCGAAGCAGACCAGCAACGCCAGATTGCATCTGGTAACGAATCCGATACTGCTTGGAATCGCCGATTATTATCAGAGTTAATCGCGCCAATGGCTGAAGGCATTCAGGCTTATAAGGAAGAGTACGAAGGCAAGCGAGGCCGTGCACCGCGTGCACTAGCTTTCATTAACTGCGTAGAAAATGAAGTGGCAGCATATATCACGATGAAAATCGTAATGGATATGCTTAACACAGATGTAACCTTGCAAGCTATAGCGATGAATGTAGCGGACCGCATTGAAGACCAAGTGCGTTTTAGTAAGCTGGAAGGTCACGCCGCTAAATACTTCGAGAAAGTTAAGAAGTCACTTAAGGCGAGTAAGACTAAGGCCTATCGCCATGCGCATAATGTAGCTGTTGTTGCTGAAAAGTCAGTGGCTGACCGTGATGCAGACTTCTCCCGCTGGGAGGCATGGCCTAAAGATACCTTGCTGCAAATAGGTACTACCTTGCTTGAAATCTTGGAGAATAGTGTATTCTTCAACGGGCAGCCTGTTTTCCTTCGTACCTTGCGCACTAACGGCGGCAAACATGGTGTTTACTATTTACAGACCAGTGAACACGTGGGCGAGTGGATAACTGCATTCAAAGAGCACGTAGCGCAGCTGAGTCCTGCCTATGCTCCTTGCGTTATTCCTCCGCGCCCGTGGGTTTCTCCTTTTAATGGTGGCTTCCATACTGAGAAAGTAGCAAGCCGTATACGTCTGGTTAAAGGCAACCGCGAGCACGTTCGCAAGCTAACCAAAAAGCAAATGCCAGCGGTTTACAAGGCTGTTAATGCTTTGCAGGCGACCAAGTGGCAGGTTAATAAGGAAGTGTTGCAGGTTGTTGAAGATGTAATTCGCCTAGATCTTGGTTATGGTGTGCCTTCCTTTAAACCACTAATCGACCGTGAGAACAAGCCCGCTAATCCCGTGCCGCTTGAGTTTCAGCACCTGCGAGGCCGTGAGCTGAAAGAAATGCTAACACCAGAGCAATGGCAGGCCTTCATCAACTGGAAAGGAGAATGCACCAAGCTGTATACAGCAGAAACTAAGCGCGGCAGCAAGTCGGCGGCAACCGTTCGCATGGTTGGTCAGGCCCGTAAATACAGCCAGTTTGACGCTATATATTTCGTATATGCACTGGACAGCCGTAGTCGCGTATACGCGCAATCTAGCACACTCTCGCCGCAATCAAACGACTTAGGCAAGGCATTGCTACGGTTTACCGAAGGGCAGACCATAGACAGCACTGAGGCGCTTAAATGGTTTTTGGTGAATGGGGCGAACAACTGGGGTTGGGATAAGAAAACTTTCGACGTGCGCACCGCTAACGTGCTGGATAGTGAATTTCAAGATATGTGCCGCGATATTGCAGCCGACCCGCTGACCTTCACTCAATGGGTAAATGCCGACTCCCCCTACGGCTTCCTTGCTTGGTGCTTTGAATATGCGCGTTATCTGGATGCACTGGACGAAGGAACGCAAGACCAGTTTGTTACCCACCTGCCAGTCCATCAAGATGGTAGCTGCTCTGGTATCCAGCACTATAGCGCGATGTTACGCGATGAAGTAGGTGCGAAAGCGGTAAACCTTAAGCCGTCAGATGAGCCGCAAGACATTTATGGTGCTGTGGCGCAGGTTGTTATCAAGAAGAATTACGCCTACATGAATGCAGATGATGCAGTGACTTTCACTTCCGGCAGCGTCACCCTTACAGGTGCGGAATTGCGTAGCATGGCTAGCGCGTGGGATATGATAGGCATCACTCGCGGCTTAACCAAAAAGCCAGTGATGACCTTGCCGTATGGTTCCACCCGCTTAACCTGCCGTGAATCGGTGATTGATTATATCGTTGATTTGGAAGAAAAAGAGGCACAACGAGCTATTGCCGAAGGGCGGACTGCCAACCCGGTGCATCCCTTTGATAATGACCGCAAAGACTACTTAACTCCGGGCGCGGCATATAACTATATGACCGCTCTCATCTGGCCTTCAATCTCTGAGGTTGTTAAAGCTCCTATAGTGGCGATGAAAATGATTCGCCAACTTGCACGATTCGCAGCTAAAAGAAATGAAGGGTTAGAATACCCCTTACCCACTGGTTTCATCTTGCAACAAAAGATAATGGCAACCGATATGCTTCGGGTGTCCACTTGTCTTATGGGTGAAATCAAGATGAGTCTACAGGTTGAAACAGATGTGGTGGATGAAACGGCAATGATGGGCGCGGCAGCCCCTAACTTTGTGCATGGTCATGATGCTAGTCACCTTATACTGACTGTATGTGACCTCGTGGACAAAGGTATTACATCCATTGCAGTCATCCATGATTCTTTCGGCACTCATGCAGGGCGTACCGCAGACCTGCGTGATAGCTTAAGGGCAGAAATGGTTAAGATGTATCAAAACCATAATGCCCTGCAAAACCTGCTAGATGTGCACGAAGAACGTTGGTTAGTAGACACTGGCATCCAAGTTCCAGAGCAAGGAGAGTTTGACCTTAACGAAATCTTAGTATCTGACTATTGCTTTGCATAATATTGATAGGCCATTCCTTCGGGAGTGGCCTTTTCTTTACCTATTACCTGTAACATTTCATTAACATAAAGTGTCTCACATGTGAGACTTATATTTACCGGACACTATAGGATAAACCATCGGAGATGGGAAAGAGAAGGGAAGATAAAGGATATAAAGGAAGTAATAGATATTAAAGGTTATATAGGTTTACCTAGGAATACCTATTACCTTCTTCCTTCCTCTTATTACTACTCAGAGGAAGGGCAGACCTAGGTTGTCTCACATGTGAGACTTCGTATTTACCTGACAGTATAGATAAGACTAACTCACTTTGGAGATTTAATCATGCGTAACTTTGAGAAGATGACCCGTAAAGCTAACCGTTTTGACATGGAAGAAGGGCAGAAGAAAGGCAAGAAGCTAAATAAGCCTGTCCGTGACCGTGCATCTAAACGCGCAGCGTGGGAGTTCTAAGTTATGGAGATATGGATGCCAGTGTTAGGGCATGAGTCCTATCACGTATCAAACCTAGGCCGTGTACGAGGAAAGAATGGTAAAATCCTTAAAGCAGGCTATGCAAGAGGTTACTTAAATGTTGTATTAGATAACAAGACGTACCCTGTTCACAGACTTGTGGCTTTATCTTTTGTAGATGGCTACGCACCTGGGTTGGTTGTCAATCATATAGATGAATGCAAACATCATAACTTTGCATTTAATTTAGAATGGGTGACACAAGCTGCTAACGTAGAACACAGTTTGGCAACAGACTTTGTAGTGCTCGACCCTGCTGGCGTAAAATATAAAGGGCGCAACGCCTCACGATTTGCACGAGAACACGGTTTATGCCCTCGTACTTTTCGTAAAAATGTTGGCTGGTCAAATTTCTCACCATAAAGGTTGGACTAAAGTATGAGCATTATTCAAAACGTGGGTTGTCCTGAGTGCATGAAGAACAACCACGATAAATCGCAGAACCATTTGATGATTTTCTCCGACGGGGCTGGTTACTGCAACCGTGCACACTTCCACGATAACGGCAAGCCCTACTACCACAAGCCAGAGGGTGGCATCGAGATAACCGAGTTACCTATTACTGGAAATATTAAATATACACCTTCTCAATTCAAAGAGATGGAGAAGGAAGGGAAGATAAGCGACCCTAAGCTACGCGCCATCGCACTTGGTGGTATGCGTATGAAAGACCGTTGGGAGGTTATGAATGAGCAAGAAAGGGCAGACCAAGAAGCAGAGTGGAAACTTGATGTTGAATGGTTCCTCACGCTTAAGCGTAAAAACCTTGTATCCCGTCACATTCGAGGTGACATCGCAGCAATGTACGATGTGCGCGTTGGACACGATGAAGAGGGAAGAGTCAACCGTCACTATTATCCACGATATGAAAAGGGTGTGCTTGTTGGAGCAAAATGCCGGACGTTGCCGAAGGATTTTAAGTTCGGACACTTAGGTAAACTCTTTGGTATGCAAGATCTTTTCGGTATGAATACTTTGTCTCACGTGTTAGACAAGGGAAGACGGAAGGATTGCTTGCTTATTGTAGGTGGTGAGCTTGATGCACTAGCAGCTCAGCAAATGCTTCTTGATTCTGCCAAGGGTACTAAGTGGGAAGGCCAGCCCTACCATGTATGGTCTGTCAATAAGGGTGAGTCTTGCCTTGAAGAGATCGTGCAGAACCGTGAGCACATAGCCCAATTCAAGAAGATCATTTGGGGCTTCGATGGGGATGAGGTTGGGCAGAAGCAGAACCAACAAGCGGCTCGCCTGTTTCCCGGCAAATCCTATATCCTTGAGTACCCTTCTGGTTGCAAAGATGCTAACAAGGCATTGATGGCTGGCAAGTCTAAAGAGTTTGTTGATGCTTGGTTTAATGCCAAATCATCTGATGAAGTCTTCGGTAGCCAGATTAAATCTATTGCATCTCAAAGGGATAAGCTCAAGGCTGCACGTCCAGAGCAAGGGCTGTCATGGCCTTGGCCTAAGCTAAACAAGGTAACGCTAGGTATCCGTAAGAACCAACTTATCATTGTAGGCGCAGGCTCTGGTGTAGGTAAGACCGAGTTCCTCCGTGAAGTAGTTAAGCACCTCATTGAAGAGCATGGAGAATCTGTAGGCATCATTTCTACAGAAGACCCGATGGTCAAGGTGTCCCGTGCTTTTATCGGTAAGTGGATTGATAAGCGTATTGAGTTACCGCCAACCAACGACCCGAAAGAAGATGGATACCGTGAGGTGTTCGACTATACCGAGGAAGAAGCTAACGCTGCCATTGACTATGTAGCCGATACAGGGAAGCTATTTGTGGCTGACCTAGAGGGTGACTATTCTATGGAGAAGGTGGAGCAGACTTGCCTTGAGTTTGAGGCTATGGGTATTTCTAATATCATCATTGATAACTTAACGGGGATTAAATTAGATGAGCGTGCTTTTGGTGGGAAGGTTGGTGCACTTGATGAATGCGTCAAGCGGATTGGTACTATCAAAGACCGACACCCAGTTACTATATTCCTTGTATCACACCTTACACGTCCTGCGGGGAACCGAGTCCAGCACGAAGAAGGTGGCGAGGTTATCCTTTCTGACTTCCGAGGCTCAGGGGCTATCGGATTCTGGGCATCTTACGCCTTGGGGATTGAGCGTAACACAAGAGCTGAAACGCTTGATGAAAGGACTACCACGTACATCTCATGTGTCAAAGACCGCGACCAAGGTATCTACACTGGAACCAAGGTCATGCTTAAGGGTGACATTCAAACCGGACGTTTAATGGAACCACAAGCCCGTACTAGGTCATTTGATACAGGAGAAGCAAGGCAACAAGAAGTGCCGGATTTACCGGACACTATAGAAGAGACAACCTTTGATGATGAACAGGAGTTTTAATGGAAATTATTAAACCACTATTGAATATCGGCGTTGACATCCTATTCATGCTTATGATTGCAGACTATGCTGCACGATATGGATTCAAGAAAGCTGTGAAACTTATCGTTGCATCTGGTTTTATTATGTCAGCATTCTTTGTTGTAACACGTCTTATCTAGTGTATTTATCAGGGCTTGTCTCACATGTGAGACAGGCTCTTATTAAGTACATTAAATAACTGGAGGTTAACTATGTGTAAATTAGTATTGAATGTAGGTGACAAAGTTCGTAATATAAACAAATTCTCCTCTTACAAAGGGCTGGTGGCTGTAGTCATTTGTGAAACAGAAGATGCTTACTTTATTCGTTATCAACAAGGGCAAATAGAACAAGGTTATATGAAATCGGTAGCTCATAATCACCTTGAGAAAGTGGAAGACGTGACACATCAATGCAAGTGTGTACACGATGAGGTTTGTGATAAGTGTGCTCGCCAGATGCAGAAAATGGTATTGCATCACCACCTGTACAGAGGCGGTATTCAAACCCTAGCAGAGGCATGTGGTAAAGTGAAAACCACACTCAAGAAAGAGCGCCGCAATGTAATCACTGGTAAGACCCAAAGTGAAATGATTAAGCAGTGTGGTACTGCATTAGGTGTTACACAATTTAATACACGTGCTCTAGGTAAATCCACAGGGCAAGCTATGGTGAAGATTGGCGAAGCCATGATGCACCCCAATGTGTCTGTGCGAATCATGGATGTTGACCATGCAATCACAGAACACGGTACACCACGACGTGTAGCTAATAAGCATTTTGCAGACACTATAGAAGATATTATCCATAAGCAAGGGTTGAAAGGTCTTCATATCTTAAACGGTGAAGAATTACTATACCTTCCTATCGTTACTGAAGAAACCTACGTGAATATCTAAGGAGTTAATCATGACTAAAGTATTAATTTATATGAGAGGTGCTAATAAATGTTATGCAGTTGTAGCACCGGACGGTGTCAAGCTATATGGTACTTCAAAAGGGCTGGCATTAATAGGTGCTAGTCGCAGTGCAAGTTTCCAAATGGAACTTTTTGGTCATTGGACTGAAAAAGAGTTCCGTGAGGAGTTTAATGTAGTCGGCAGCTTTATGGTGAAACATGCAAAATAAACACAGCCTCAAGATGTTTGATGGTCACGAAGACCTGCAAGCACAAATCACTAACCAAGCCTTCCTGTTTGCACAGTTAACTATGGCTGAAGCAAAGAAGAACAGTCTGACGCGTGAACAGGTTATCAAGGAAGGTGAAGTGAAGCGTAAGGTTCGCAGTCGATAAGTCAAGGGTTGTCTCACACGTGAGACAGCCTTTCATCGTATTGATTGGAGGTGCATTATGCCACGTGATTATGATTCTGATTGGGACTACTATGACTCAATGAATCCAAAACCTGAACATTCAGATGATTATTATTGGGTGGAGGAAATGTATGAAGATTTTTGATTGGAAGAAGGAAGCAGAAGGGCGCATCCTCGTCATGGACGCCGAAGCGAAAGGCTTGCTTGATGCTATCCGCTATGGTCATCGTGAAGATGTACACATTATCTGCTGTATGGATTTGCTCACTACAGAGGAGTTCCTTTTCTTCGACCCATATGAGATGCGCGACCCTGAAGCAAGAGAACGCCTGAAGGAGTGGGAAGGACATCAAGATGGTGACTTAGTTGATGGTGTTAACTTCCTGAAGCACTGTGAAGCTATCGTCTCACAGAACTTTCTAGGATATGACGGCCTTCTCTTTGAGAAAGCATTCCCTGATATCTGGAAGGGCTTTAACTATACCGAGAAGCGCGGCAAGGGCAGACTCCGTGCTGACCTGTGTCCGGTGCGAGTCATGGATACGCTGGTGATGAGTCGCCTGTTAAACCCCGATAGACGCCTCCCTCCGCAGGCTTATGCCAAAGGTATGGGCAACGTCGCCCCTCACTCAATTGAGGCGCACGGCATCCGTATAGGCCGCTACAAGCCGGAGAACGAGGACTGGTCAAAACTGACAGACCACATGGTGCATCGTGTACGTGAAGACGTGGCGATTGGTCGTGACCTGTTCCTCTGGCTTTTTAATGGGGAGTGGACGGAGCACAAACGCCGTGGCGTGAATAAACGCACTGGCCTAGGTATTGAGACAGCCTTCCACATGGAGTCCATTGTGGCGCTGGAGATGAGCCGTCAGGCCGAGCGTGGATTCCGTCTGGACATCGACAAGGCTTTGGCACGATGCGAAGAACTGGATGCTAAGATTGACGAGACAGTAGCAGCGTTTCGCCCTCACATGCCGATGCGTATCAAGTCTAAACCTTTTAAACCGGAAGAGAAGAATGAAGTATGCCAACGCGCAAATGAGTATGGAGCTAGCAACAATATACCTACTGTCCTTGACCCCTCTCACTTTCTTCACACAGAGAGACGAGGAGATCGCAAGACAGTATGGAGTGTCACTACTAAGTCTGGTGATTGGTCAGCTAGTGTCAAGAAAGACTTTCCTCACCTTAGAGGAAACCGTAATGACACACCAAGCATCAAGTGGATTGGCGCTTACTCGCCTGTTACTTTCGAAGAGATTCCCTTGGGTAACAGGGATACAGTTAAGCAAGTGCTCTATGATTATGGATGGAAGGGTGTTGAATTTAACGATACCGAGCAAGCGCATCTCGATGAGCACGGAGTATTACCCAAACCTTGGAGTGGAAAGATAAATGAAAAGTCCCTTACTTTATGGCAGGAAAGAGCCGCACGTGAAGGTAAAACAGTACCAGATTGGTGCTTGGGTATCGCTGCATGGTATATACTTGTGTCCCGTCGTGGTCAGATACTCAACCGTGGTGACGTTGAAGCCTTCAACGAGAAAGGAACGTGGCCCTCGCAAGCTGGTGTACGAAAGTGCCGTGGTCTTGTACCGGTAGCATTTAACAAGGAGTTAGGAATCAATGCACAGCAATACTACGAGAGGTACGGGTGTTGGCCTACGTCTGACAAGGATGATGGAGAGTGGCGTGTGCCAGCTATTGCTATTAGCATTGGCACTTCTACGTTCCGTATGCGTCATCGTAACGTGGTTAATATTCCTGCCCGTGGCCTGTATCCTTTACGTGATTTATTTATAGCAGGTAAAGGGAAGTTAATCCTAGGCTGTGATGGTGCAGGCCTTGAATTGCGCGTACTGTCTCACTTCATGAATGACCCTGAGTACCAAGATATTGTACTGCACGGTGACATCCATACGCATAACCAGATGAAGGCTGGTCTTCCTAAGCGTGATATGGCGAAGACATTTATATATGCTTTCCTTTACGGCTCTGGTATAGCAAACCTTGCAGCAGTGTGTGGTGTTACTGAGGAAGAAATGAAGGAAGTTGTGGCAAGATTTGAGATTGAACTACCATCTCTTGCACGTCTTCGTGAGAATGTTATTGCACAAGGCAACAAGTTTGGCTACCTACAAGCACCTGATGGGCACTGGGGTCGCATCCGTATGTCTGGTGGTGAACTTAAAGAGCACACTATGCTTAACGTATTGCTACAGATGACTGGTTCTTTGTGTATGAAATATGCATTGGTCAAGGCATTTGCAGTGATGCGCAAGGAAGGTGTGGCCTTAGATAGTACGGGAAACCCATGTGGTGTGGCTAACGTCCACGATGAAATCCAGATGGAGGTGCCAGAAGATGAGGTCTTGTACCTTGACTATGAGTTACCCTTCACCTTGGAAGGCTTCGAAAATGAGAAGGCAGCTATCAAGGCTGTGTTCGATCCAGAGGAGAAACGTGTACATGTTGACAGCGAAGGACGTATGTGGTCTGCTGCTAACCTTGTTGAAGTTGATAGTGATGGCGGGGTGCTACGTTGCCAGCGTCGGTATCATCGTGCAGGGCATATTATTGCTGACGCCATGACTTGGGCGGGTCAGTATCTGAAGATGCGTTGCCCGATGGCAGGTGAATATAAGATTGGTGCAAGTTGGAAGGAGACACACTAATGCAAACTGCTTTTATCATTCTTGGGATCATATTATTTATGGTAGTATTCTGGGCTTTCTCTGGCGTTGACCCAGATTGTGATGGTAACTACGACTGAGTTATACTCAAGGTCACTTACGAGTGGCCTTTATGAATAACTTAAATGAGGAAAATACTATGATTAAATTACAGAAATATTTCTTAACTAAGGATCGCAAGATAGGTTTTGAGATTAAAAC